AAACAACTAATGGTGGATTTAGATTCATGTCGATAGATGAAATGTTTGAGAGAGAGTTTCCGTTATCATTCAATTACTATCCAAAGTCAGCAAGTGTTGATGCATTAGACACTCCTATAAATTCAGAGGGTGGTTTAAACTCTACTATTCTTGCATATGAAAAACCACAATTGTTTGATACTCTTCGTGGTCAATTTAGTGGTGCTTATTCAGCAACAGCAAAAGTATATAATCCTCTCAAAAAAATCGAGGAGGAACATCACTACGATCTTGGAACAACAATGAAACGAGGAACTCACCTTTCAGGATTTTCGTTAGTTAGATTAGATGACGAAGAGATAACCTTGGTTCCTGAAAATCAGATTGACCCTTTAGTGTCTCCACCCTCAGTTCCTAGAGATGCTGATTTTGCACCTAATAAAGCATTCAATAGTGTGGTCATCGAAGACTTTACCATGATGCATAACTATGGTGAAGCAGATGATATTACATTACCTGAAATTTTTGAAGGTAATAAAGTTGTAGATTCTGCAAAACTAGAGAGACGTGCATTACTAGAGATATTACAACAACATCAAATTATTGTTCAAATACCTTTTAGGACTGATATATCTGTAGGTACAATTGTTAAACTCAATATACCTGAAGCAGAAATTAAATATCCTGATGGTAAGATTAATAATGATTTAAATGACAATAGATATCTTATAACAGATTTAAAATTCGTAGGTAATCCACAGAATCTTAGTGGAGTTATTAACATGGAATGTGTGAAAGAAAGTTTTGCAAAAGATATTACAGCATACAAACCTTTAGAAACAACAGTTACAGGTAGTTTATAATGGAAACCTTTTTTGGAATAGTAGAAGACAGACATGACCCTCTCAAAGTAGGTAGGGTTCGTGTACGTATTCACGGTATTCATACAGACAACAAATCAGAGATTGCAACACCTGACCTTCCATGGGCTCATGTAATTCTTCCAACTACTGCAGGTGGTTTATCAGGTATCGGATTTAACTCACACGGTCTCGTAGAAGGTGCAACCGTATTCGGTTTCTTTAGAGATGCAACCAAACAAGACCCTGTAGTGTTAGGAGTGACAACAGGTATCACTACAGATGGATACAAACAAACAGTTGATGGTACTATTCTATCTCGTAAAGTAGACAAAGGATTTAATGACCCACGTAGATTAAAAACAACAGATTATGATGGTACAGAAGATGGTGTAGCACCAACCTCTGCACCAAACAGGTCATGGGGGTTGACATATGCATTGGACACTGCACCTAAACAACCATCAATTGAAGGAAGAGTTATCAAGTACGATGGAAGTGGTTCGACAGTTGACCATGCAGAAATTAAAGAGGATGAACTTCCATATTACCCACTGAACTTTGAAGAATCAGACATATCAAAGTTTGCCCGTGGTGAAGGTGACTATAGTGTCAGAGAGATTAACTCTATAAAAGGTATGGAACACTATCCAAACTCACCTGCAAATCCATTGTACCCATACAACAAAGTTTTACATACAGAGTCAGGACACTTAATAGAAATAGATGACACATTCGAAGCGGAAAGACTTGCAATCGAACATAGGTCAGGAACTTTCACAGAGATACACCCTGATGGTTCTGAAGTCCATCATGTAGTGAATGACCACTACCATGTTACATGTAAAAACCAAGAAGTCTATGTTGGTGGTAATGTTAATGTACGTATTTTAGGAAATGCCAAAATCCACGCAAATGGTAATGCAGATGTGACAGCATACGGAGACGGTAAGTTTGACGTATCAGGAAAAATGGATATCAGGTCAGGTAAAGACATGAATCTCACTTCTGCTCGTAATATCGTATTAAGTGCAGTGGAAGTGAAGATGAATTCATGACAGTAGAACCTGCAAAAATAGAAATCCCTACAATAATTCCTTGTCCTGAAGGGGATCTCTTCAATATACCCACAAAGGCAGACCTTGTCAATGCATTCAATCAGATAGGTCAAATCCCAAGTAAACTTGAAGCAAAACTTTTAGAGTTTAGAACAACCAGTGAAAGAGAGATTGGTGAACTTTATCAACAACTCAAAACTGGTGAAGGATTAACTGATGAACAACGTCAAGATATCTTAAGTGCCATTGCAACTCAAGAATCTAAAGTTGCAACCATCTTAACTACTATTTTAGTAATAGATGAAACTATTAAGACTATCAGAGACTTAATGGAAACTATCGAAGATGCATTAGAACCTTGGTGGAATAAAGACCAAAATCGTAACTGGCAAAAAGAATGTAATGATGCAATCACTAAAATGATGGCAGAGTTTCATTTGTATATTCCTATTAAGATTGCAGAATTTGTTAAGAAGCACTTTCCTATCAACTTCACAATTACATTTTTTGGTATCACCATTGATATGCTTGAACTTATTACATCACCTGATTATAAGAAATATCTCAAAGACCAAATTGCAGGTTCAGAGATAGTAAAACAGATTATAAGTGTTAAAGAAGATATTGAAAAGTTAGATGAAGAACTCAACAAACTAAAAGAAGACCCACAATCACTAAGTGCTGAAGCAGAAGCAAAACTCTTAGAAGAAAAGGAGAATTTAGAAAAGACAATTGGTGAGCTCACACTTTCAAGACTAGAGTTTGTTGATAAAATTTATCAGTTATTACCTGACCACTGTAAAGCATTTGATGGTGAGTTAGGATTAGAAGACGTTGATGCAAAAGTTGAACAAGCATTTCAATGTATCGAATTAGAAATAAAAGACTGGATGTTGAATTGGCATATAAAAGCATTTGCAGCACTTATAGATTTGTTTGACGAGATATGGGACTTATTGGGTTTACCTGACTTACCATTGAGTGAAATTAATGATGTATTAAGTTTAGATATAAACGAACTCGTTGATAAAGCAGTACAGTATATCAAAGATGAATTTGATAAAACAAAACTAGGTATTCAGAAAAAAATAAATGAAATTGATAAACTAATTGAAGATAATCCTGATATGGATATCGCTGCAAAGGAAGAGTTATTGTTGGAGAGAAAAAAACTTGAAGATGAACTCTTCAAAGAGATGAATGAATTTAGACAAAGGATTAGGGATGCAATACTAGAACTTTCAATTTTTGGAATGACAGTAAGAGAAATTATTGGTGATGAAATTGATACAACAGTGAAGTCAATTGAACAAGAGATTGCAGAGTTTAAACTTGCATTACAAGACTTTAAAGTTAACTGGGCATCTAAACTGTTTTGGGCATGGGTCAAACTTATTAAAAAGTTCTTAGATAAAATAGGATTAGGTATAATATTCCAGTTCCTTAATTTAACATTCTGTGATTTCCTAAAAATGGTTGGACTACCTCTCGGTATTAGTTTAAATCTTCCTGATTTTGGTGAGATTGATGGTAATCCCATTGCAGATGTTGTTAGTACAAAACCAAAAGTAACTGTAAGAGGTGCAAGTATAGACGAATCACTAGACGAAACGTCTTTCAAAGCAAATGGTTCTCGTGTCGATTTCCCAACAGATGGTTCAGGTAGTAATACATATGTCTTCATAGATGGGGTACGTCAGAATCCTAATAAATACATAGATAATAAAGATGGAACTATAACATTCAATTCTGCACCAACAAATGGAATTGTTTCTGTATTCCTCTCTAACAAATCATTACCTGTGTTATAAATAGTTACATGGTAGATTACGTAAAGTCAGAAGGCAAGACAATTGCCACCAAAACTGCATATGCAGACTTGGATTTAACCTTTAAACCTCATCCGATTACAGGTGATATTACACTTCGTAAAGATACGGATGCAGTTAGACGTGCTGTTAGGAACATTATACAAACGAATAAATATGAAAGACCCTTTAAACCTAACTTCGGTGCATCAGTAAGAGATAATCTATTTGAACTAAACACCACTAGTAAGGTTAAAAGACTTAAGAACAAAATCAAAGAACAAATCGAAAGATTTGAACCTCGTGCAAGAGACGTGGATGTTTCTTTTAATGCATTGAGTGATAATAATAAATTAGACGTAACAGTTTTCTACAGTATAGTTAATGGACTAAGGGGTCAACAGATAAACTTCACAATTACTAGGGTTCGATAATGGCAATAGACAGTTCAAAAATTAATGTATCCGATTTAGACTTCGATGAGATTGCACTTAATCTCAAGTCTTATCTAAAAGGTCAAGAGAAATTCAAAGACTATGACTTCGAAGGGTCAACAATGTCTATGCTTATTGACTTACTTGCATACTCATCACATATCAGTGCAGTAAACACAAACATTGCAGCTTCAGAGTTATTCTTAGACTCTGCACAAATTAGAAAGAATGTAGTGTCACGTGCAAAGGACTTAGGGTTTACCCCTGCATCAGAAAAATGTTCTTCTGCAATTGTAGATATTAATCTAAGAAATGTAAGAAATCCTGATGGGTCATCACCATCAACTACAGATATGATTCTTCAAAGGGGTGCTATCTTTAGTACTTCATATGACGGTACAACTTTTGAATATGTAGTTCCTAGTTCAGTAAGACCACAACAGAACAAAACAAACTATTTCTATGCAGATGTAAACCTAGTACAAGGTCAGTATGTAACTGACAAGTACATACATGATAATCAAATACAAAATCCAAAGTATGTGTTATCAAATAGTAGAGTTGACAAGTCACATATCACAGTTACTGTAGATTCAAATGGTGATATAGAAACCTACACTTTGTCTACAGATATCTCAAACATCAACACTGAATCAAGAGTGTATTATGCTCAAGAGAACGATGAACAGTTTACAGAAATTTATTTTGGTGACGGTGTATTAGGTAAGAGATTAAAAGACGGTGACCTCATCACTGTAACTTATATTGTGGTAGATGAAGAACATGCTGATGGTGCAAACATCTTCAACATGCAGAGTGGTATCAACGGTTTCTTTGATTCAATTATAACAACTAAACAGAGTTCCACAGGTGGTGCAGAGAAAGAATCAATCGAGTCTATCAAGTTTAAAGCAAATAAATTCTACACTTCACAAAACAGACTAGTGACACTTAACGACTATAAAGCAAAAGTATCAGAGTATTATCCAAATGCTGATGCAGTTGCAGTATGGGGTGGTGAAGATAATGACCCACCTGAGTATGGTAAAGTGTTTCTTGCAATCAAACCAAACAATGCAGACTATCTATCAGACACAGAAAAGAAAACAGTAGTAGACAAATTAAAGGCACTAAACATTTTAACGGTAAGACCTATTATTGTTGAACCTGAAATCACTAAGATTCTACTCACCACAACATTTAAGTACAATGCGAAGAATACTGACCTATCGGTAGGTGAATTAGAGAACATAGTGACTAATGCAATCAATCAGTTTGATGCAACAAACCTAACTAACTTCGATGCAGTGTTTAGACATTCAAAACTATTACAAACAATCGATGCATCAAATACTGCAATCCTCTCTAACACAACTAATGTTAGATTGAGAAAGGATTTAACTGCAAGTATTAACACAGAGAAGGGATACACTGTAAACTTTGGTAATTCATTGTACAACCCTCATGACAATCACAATAAAGCAGGTGGTGGTGTTGTATCATCCACAGGTTTTAAGGTACAAGGTGATTCTGTAAATACACAATACTTTGACGAAGATGGTGCTGGTAATATAAGAAGATACTATCTATCAGGTTCAACAAGAATTTATCAAGACAATACTGCTGGTGCTATTGAGTATTCCAGTGGAAAAATTACAATCAATGCCATCACATTCACCTCAACGGTTAATGTTGATAGTACGATTGACTTCACTATTATTCCTGACGGTAACGATGTCGTTGCAACAAGGGGTAGTTTGATTGACATATCAGTTGATGATGTGAAAGTCAAAGGTGAAGTAGACACCATCGCAAGTGGTGAAAGTAGTGCTGGTGTTGGATATCGTTCAACATCTAGTACAAATTATTAACTTATGAAACACGTGGTCAGGAGTCCCCTGAGTAGTTTCCCATTCAATTGGATTTTAGGAGGAAAATAGAATGGCAGATAAAAAAATTAGTGCGTTATCATCAGTCGCAGATTCAGATATTGGATCAGATGATTTGTTGCATATCGTAGATAACCCTGGCGGTACACCAGTAAACAAGAAGATGACTATTGGTCAACTTTTTGAAAACGTACCAACTCACCTTGCAATCAATGACATCGTAACTGAATCATCAGCTGCGACAGACTTGGCTGCATCATCAACAACTATTGTAGATGGTTCATCATTCACTGCAGACGTTGCTTTCACATTAGATGACGGTACAGATACAGGTCAGATTAAGTTCTTATCTTGTTCAGGAATGGCAGCATCATTTGCAGCAAACATCACTGTGTCATCATGGCACAACTCAGGTGTTTCTGCACCACAAATCGTGTTGAATGCACAGGGTGAAGGTTGTATCTTAGTTTGGAATGGTTCCGTATGGTTACCAGTTGCAAACTCAGGTGCTACAATCAACAACTCTTAATAAGGTATAGTTTCTAGATGTCTCACGAAAACTTAATTGTCGACAAACTGTCACACAGATTACCCTCTCTCTTACCTGAATTTGTAAGGGAGGAGTCACCTGCACTTGAACAGTTTTTGAAGGCATACTTTGAGTTTCTAGAAGCAGAAATATTAGTCCTTGAATCTCCTGAGGAGATTGGGGATATTGTCTTAGAAGACGGGCAGGGTTCCATTCTTTTGGAACCCTATACCGTTGCACCATCTCCTGATGCTTATATTTCTAAGATTGTACAGGAGAAAACCAAACAATTAAATGGTGGTAGTGTTCAAGTAACTCCTTTCCAAATCGGAGAGTATGTTTATGGTTCCGTTAGTGGTTCCGTTGCAGAAGTTAAAGTTGTAAATGGTCAGACACTATACCTAAAAACAATTTCAGGTAATGGTTACTCAAAAGGAGAAACGGTTACTGGTAGAGATGGTAACTTTACTGCAAAGGTTAAATCGTTTAAAGAGAACACTATCCTTGCAAACAATCGTCTCTTAGATTATTCAGATATTGACCATACTACAGAATCTTTCTTAGAATACTTTCAAAAAGATTTTGTGCCGTCTTTGAACATCAACAATGTTCTGAATAAAAGACTTGCAATTAAGAACATTAGTACCCTATACAAGAAGAAGGGTACAGAGGAATCATTAAAGTTCCTCATGCGTATTCTCTACGGAGAAGATGCAGAAATTAGATACCCCTTTGACCAAACCATTCAAATATCAGAATCAAACCATAGTCAGAAAAGACGTATGGTTGTTAGAATGGATAATGAAAATCTTATCCCTTCTGCAACAGATAAAATTGTACAATACACACAAGGTTCTGATTTTATTGAAGCAGAGTCAATCGTAGAGAACGTCTACAACTTAGAAACAGATAAGGGTATCTATTCAATAGAAATTACAGACAATCATATTGGTACATTCACTGAAGGTTCAATTGTAAACCTAGTAGATAGAGATGGTGTTACCAATGTTACTGCACGTGTCTTAGGTGTTATCAATGATGTGAACTTTGATAAGTCATCAATATACTTCGTTACAGATGAAGGTGATAACATTGTATTAGAGACAGTAGTACAATCAGTGACTGCAGGTGCTGTACTTGCAGACAAACAAAAAGTAGGAATCAGCACTCTATCAGCAAATTACATTGGAACCTTTGATAGAGGTGACATTGTTCAATTCGATAATCACAGTACACAATATCGTATTATTGAAATTATAGAATCTGCAACACTTGTATTAGAAAGACTTAGTTCACCACATGGAACTGGATTAGAAACAGATGTACCTGATGGTACAATAATAAGAAGGGTAAGTGAAGGGTTAATTTCAGAGAACAACGATAGAGGTTCTCTGTATGAAATTAATAACAGATTAGATTTCGTTGGTGGTAATAGAGATAAAGATGCTGTAACAGCAAAAACAATTGTTGATGCAGTAAATTCTGGCGGTATAGAAAAAATCTATATCGAAGATGGTGGTAATGGTTATTATAACACATATTCTGCTGTAACAGAAGGCACAGTAGACCAAATGATAACTGAAGATGGTTTTGAAATACAATACGAAGACAATTCATATTGTGTAACAGAATACTCAGAATCATCAACACACTTAATGTTTTCTACTGAACTAGACAGTTCAATCAGAGTAGGACAAGAAGTATTTGGTACAAACATTCAAAGAGTAAAGGTAGTTTCTATTGCAGAAGATAGACTATCGATGATTGTAAGTAAACCACTTGCACTTACTGATAACTCTATTCTTCAAATTGGTTTACCACAGTTAGTTGTATTTGACAACAGGGAAACTGGCGGTAGTAATGCACATGCTGTTATCGGTTCAGTTGGTGATGAAATCATCTTAGAGAACAAAGATGTGTATGGACAATTTGAATTCACTGCAACTGCAGGACAAACACTATTTAATGGTAGAGACAATTACGGTAACAGACTAATCTTTAATGACCAAAAAGTTAGAGTGTTTGTTGATGGTATCGAATACCAAGAAGCAGATGTCACTTATGGATATGCAAAGAAAAACGATAGAATTACATTCAACAGTGGGTTGAGTGTAGGACAACAAGTAGACATCTATCAAGAGTTTAACAATCTAGTATACGAAGATGGTACACGTGCAAACTTAGAAACAACAAACTCTGCAATCAGAACAATCAACATAATCGATGAAGGTGTCGGTTATAGAAAGATACCAAAAGTGTATCCAGGCGGATACGTTTATGTAGAAGATGCTACAGGGTATCAAATCGGTGAACAGGTAAATCAATCAGAATCAGGAGTAACTACTGCAACAGGTCTTCTTATTAGAATAGAAAAGAAAGAAGGTCGTTTAGTTGTTGCAAGAAGGTCAACTGATACAGGTACATTCCTTGCTGGTAAACAAATTGTTGGTGGAACATCTGAAACTACACAAACTATGGAACAGGTTAATGTTTCTAGTGGTACAGGTGCAAAACTATTTGCATGGTCAAGTACTATCGGTGGTGTAGGTTCAGTTAACGTAGAAGAACAGGGTTATAACTTTAGTGAAGACGGTCTTATTGCACCATCCTCACATCACCCAATGTTAATCAAAACACCGACAACAAATTTAACAACAGGTATAGAATTAACAGGTGCAGTATCAGGCACAACTGCAACCGTTTTATCTTATGATGCAGACAGACATATCCTTGTATACACTGATTTAAATGGTGACTTCTTAGACGAAGAAACTGTTAACTTCAATCTTACAGATTCATTCGTTGTATTAAAAAATAATAGATTTGATGGTAGAGGTAACTTCGGTGGTGAAGGTCTTATTGAAGAACAACTCTTAGGAGATAAGAGTACACTTGATGCATCAGCAGCAAACATCCACGATGGTTTATTCTATCAGACACACTCATATGTTGTCAAGATTGGTGAATCAATTAATAAGTGGAGAAGTGCTGTTAAAGATTTACTTCACCCTGCAGGTCACATATTCTTTGGTGAAGTTGCAATTAAAAACGTTGTGGTTTCAGATGAAA